GTTTGAGTTCCTCAAAAGTGTATTATTACCTATAAGTCACTTCTGAGGAGAGGAGTTTTCCCAAATGCTAATTTCAAACTCCGAGCATTCTGATTGGTCCGGAAAGGACACAAATCATTAAAGTGGATAATTTAAGATGCCTCTTAAACGTACTTACTCCACTAGCACAAGTATTGTGCCAACTATGGGACTACAGGCGGGTAAGAAACGACGGATTACCACCCGTCGCGCCGCTCTCAAACTACCGCAGTTGCTCTCAGCACCGGGAACACCGTTCCCAACCAGATGTCGAGCACAGCTTAAATACACCAGTTACGTCAACTTGGATCAAGTTACAGCAACTGTTGGGGTTCAATACGTGCGATGCAACAGCGTCTACGACCCAGATCAAACTGGTGGTGGCGGCCAGCCTCGTGGTTTTGATCAGTATGCTTTACTATACGATCAGTACACGGTAACTAATTCCAAGATCAAAGCTTGGATTGTATGTCCCGCACTTGGTACGGGACTTGCAGCCGGCTATATGGCCGGTATCAGCATTGTCGACGCAGTCACAACCCTGCCAGTTATTGATAACTGCGCAGATCGACCATTCACCAACTACAAGATCGTGAATCCATATGCAGCAATGAAGGATCAGACTCTAATGAATTCATGGAACATGAAGAAACGTTTTCCGAAGGACCAAACGTATCAGAGTCTATCATCGCAGATTGGTTCCAATCCAGCGGAAGAAGAATTCTTTCAAATTTGGTGCTATCCAGCGTTGCAGCCGTTGGCGGCTGACACGCCACCCTACACGATTCAGTATGAAATACTTTACGACGTCGAGTTCTATGAACTCAAGCAGATCCCCGCATCCTAAATATATTTAGTTAAAACCCAGCGTGGTCGCCCTAGCGACCTTCAAGCGTGCTACCTGCAAGGTTAAAGCAGGCAACTGTTTTGCTTTAGCAAAGGCGGCTCGCGCTCATAATCACCTAGTCCTAAGCAAAAAGCACTATGCAATAGATAGAAGAAGTAGACTTATAGAAAAAACGTCCCTACCTTAGTTTACCATGGTAGGGTTTGAGTTCCTCAAAAGTGTATTATTACCTATAAGTCACTTCTGAGGAGAGGAGTTTTCCCAAATGCTCCCGACGAAAATGATTGGCCCGGAAAAACACAAATTTAAAAACGGCCAATTGGCAATGCCTCTTAAGCGTACTTACTCCACTAGCACAAGCATTGTGCCATATGCTGGTCAACAGCAGAAGAAGCGCAACCTATCAAAACGTTCAGGACTTAGACGAAAGACTAAGTACGGACTCACCGTCGGAAAGCCAATGCCTTTCCCAACAAGGATGCTTGCCAAACTCAAATATGTCGAGACCATTACGGCAACGAACCCACTTGCGTCGATCGCTCAATTTTGGATGCGAGCGAATTCAATCTATGACCCCAATCCAGCTGTTGGTGGTCATCAGCCTTATGGTCATGATACTTACGCGACTATTTACAATCAGTACACTGTACTGAGTTCAAAATGCACTTTCTTGCCTTCGCAATCATCAGCCGTTTTGAATGGATTTACATGGGGAGGAGGAATATCCGACGACACTTCAACCACAGCCAACCAAGATACTTGGATGGAACGACCGACGTATAAGAGGGAGATGAGCATGCAGAATGCAGGACCAGGGGCGAAGCCACTTACAATTTATTGGGATCGCTTCAAGCGATTTCCATCGCCAGATACATGGACTCAGTTGAGTTCAAATTTTGGCGCCAACCCAGCAGAACAGGAATATTTCGATATTATCGTTCAGATGAATTCGCAGGGCGTAGCCGTGCCTAATATGTTTTTCGTTGTTGAAATCGAATACACATGTGAGTTCTATGAACTCAAAGACCTCGGCAATTCTTAAGCCACCATCAGCTAAAACCCAGCGTGGTCGCCCTAGCGACCTTCAAGCGTGCTACCTGCAAGGTTAAAGCAGGCAACTGTTTTGCTTTAGCAAAGGCGGCTCGCGCTCATAATCACCTAGTCCTAAGCAAAAAGCACTATGCAATAGATAGAAGAAGTAGACTTATAGAAAAAACGTCCCTACCTTAGTTTACCATGGTAGGGTTTGAGTTCCTCAAAAGTGTATTATTACCTATAAGTCACTTCTGAGGAGAGGAGTTTTCCCAAATGCT